CCTTGCCATTCATAATCCTACCTCAAAAGTTTTCCTACCAGGACTATCATCCCCATCACCGCGACAATGATGACCCAAACAATCCCCTTGATTGCCTCTGTTATCATGCAGTAGACATCATAGCACCTCTTTGCTATACGTTTAATCACTGTTACCTCCATTTTGCGCTTGACTCTGTATCTTGTATGTGCAAGATGTCCAGGTACTCTTGAACGTCCCTGATAGTTTCGAGTGACTCGTCCCGCTCGTCCTCGTTCGCCGGTCCTCCACTCTGTAGCTGTTCCTTAATCCATTCTAGCTTGCTGAAGAGGACCGAATGCAGATTATAGTAACCGCCCTTCTCCTCGTCTTGCCAGTTTTCCCAGGATTGACTTTCGAGGAGCGCCCTGTATCGTTTCGCATCCTTGCCTTTTAATGCTGCCTGTTTCACCTTCATGTTGCTCACCACCTTTCAAAGTACCATGTAAAGACCTGCCAGGACCGTGACTGCCAAACCGATGACCGATGGCAGCGCCATTGCTCTATGCAGCTTCAGATAGACGGGCTTTCTCGTATAGTGCCAGAGTAGGCCCGTCAATCCCATTGCGATAACTAGAAGACTTGCTATTGCGTGAGCGTAAAGAGTAAACATGGTCATGACCTCCCCGGTCTTTTAGAAGACGTACACAAATTCACTCTCGATAACTTCCCGCGTTACCATAACTGTTTGCTGCCAGTTCATGCGAGCGATATCACCTGCGAGCGCTCGCACTGTCAATGCAAGGTCCGCCCTCATGGTATCCGTCATGCTCTCACTGTCTGACACAATCTCGATGACAATGGACTTCTCCGTCTTCCCCATCCATGAACCTGTCGCGTCGAAGACCGTATACCCGTGAAAGTCTGCGTTCACGCGCTCCATGATTTTGTCCCGGTTCAAGTCTTCCGTGTAGAGCCTGTATCTGATGGCCTGTTTCATGGTATCCCTCGCTTCCCCTACAAGAACAGCGATGGCCGATAGTGCAAGTCAAGGTGTTCAACGTAGAACTTCAAATTGACTTCATGCCTGCAAGTCATGCAGCAAAAATAAACCTCTGCTCGTCGCGCCTGTATCCGTTTCGCTTCCGGTATTCTCTGCGGTTCATGGTCTTTAAGCCAGGCATTTATTAGTTGAGTATCTGTCATGCTCATCACCTCCCTTCTGTTGATTTAAGTATACCACTATTCCCGGCAAAGTCAAGGGGTATTCGAGGACAGCTCCCCTGGACAGTTCTTAGAGGTCCGCGTCCTCTTCAAAGGGTGCAGTAGAAACCATGCAGGTACTTCTCTAAAGTGTATGGAAAATCATACAGAATCGGTACTTAAATATTTTAATGATAGTATATTAATATATATATATATATTAAGATTATATACTTAATGTTAATGTACTCTAAACATACTGTACGTTAGAGCTGCTTTAATGCAAGAGATATCCTTACCCCGAAAGAAAGACGTTTAATGTTCTATCAGGGGAGCGCCCTAATTTGACTGTTCAAACACACTTTTACTGGTCCAAGACCACTTTTCATGCTCCAACTATGTCGGACCCTCCTCCGTCGTCACAGAAGTTTTGGTCCTCCACCACAATTTATGGGTTCAGTGATTCACTGTGGCGGATAAATGTCAAGTAATATCTTTTTACCTGCCGGTCCTCCTGCCGATCTGTTCTGGCACGATACTTGCTACGTCTACTAATAGTGGTGAGAGCGTGCCTGACTGCGACGAACATGCATTTCATCCGCTATCCATGCGGGTTTCGTGTCCCACTTTATTTGTGACCGACCCCCTTCAGGGCCAATATATCCTGCGGGGCGCGGGGCATTGACTGAATAGACTATTTTTTGGAATTGTCAGGATGGGGCCATGTTGGGGGTCTATAAGTGTCAAGTAGATCTGGTCGGCAGTTATGAGTCGAAACTACTGCTAAGTGCGCGACTCATAACGGAAAAACCCTGAATTGGACACATGCAATCCTCCTTGACTCCTCGTAAAACAAATAATACTTGACAAGAACCGAAAAAAGTGGTATCATTATTATGAGAAGGGGAAAAAGGAAATGAAGAGATCTACGTCAGAGCAGAAGAGAATTGCGTCAGCGCACGGCGTTCCGCTGGATCAGGCATGGTCAATCAACGTCAATAAGGCCAAAGCGTATGAAAGGTTTAAGAAATCTGCGATGAACAAGGTTGAAACGTTCCTGGATTCCCTCGAAGAAGAGCGAACGAAGCGCGAGACGAAAGAGGCCGAACACGTTGAAATGAATCTGAAATATGGGAATTACCTATAATCAGAAGATCCGGTCCTTCGGGAGGCTGCAATGAAGTCAATCTATAAGTTGGTGCTGATCGTTCTCTTGATCGTCTATGTCGCATTCGTCGGCGGGATTGCCGCACGAGGAGGAGGGGCAGGACAGGATGGAGAGTTCGGGGTGTTCCAGCCGAAGCAGTTATTGGCTGTAGCGGAGAATGTTGCCGTGGGTACGGCGGCGTTGGATGGGAAAGCCATCATCGTCGTAGTGATCCGGGGCGCAGATGCGCGGAACATCTTCGACAGATTCAAGGAAGACCAGATCTGGTTCAAAGACGCGGGGCTCCTGATCCTGCTGGATCTGTCGATGGGGATATGAGGCCATGACACTGAAGCAACTGAAGAAGGTTTTCGATAAGAGGCTATCAGTCCCGAACTTGCGGAACGTATCGACCCGATGGGTCCGGCTTGAAGGGGACAAGGTTGTCCTGGAACTGAAGCTGGCCACCAGATCACTCTGGATAGACGAAGATGGGAATGACATGTCCGATAAGCGGGAGGTAGTCTTCTCTGCAAGAATCGGCAGTGCGGGTGAAGCGCCGGAAGGCTTGAGGCAGGAGGTATAAGGCATGAGAGCAGAGGTTGAGAAACTTTCCTTCGCTGCGGTGGGGCAGGGTGGCGTACTGGCCGACATTGACACGAGCGGAGACTTCCAGATCGCGTTTGCAATAGACGTGGATTCAATCGCGGGAACGCCGACGAACGTGAGAGCGGTAGCTGTGCCTCTCGAAGATCAGATCCTTGGGTCCGCCGCAGAGCATCTGCGGAAGACTGCGGACATCACCGCAGCAGGGGTGTTTCTCCTGGGGAACAGAGGGACTGCCATCGCAGAACCGGCCATGGAAAACGTCTATAAGAAGATCCGGGTATTTGCGGACTTCACTGGCGGTACGGCTCCGACGATTACCGGGAGCCTGTACGTCATGCGGAAGAGAGGATTCTAATACACCATGAAAGCTGTTATCCGCAAGATCCGTGAATTTCTCCGCTGGATCTACACTCACCTTCCTCTTAGGCTGCGGATCAAGGTCAACGAGTGGAAGACCGGGATCGGCCTGAAGTATTTCAAGAAGAAGAGGGGCCGCCAGGGTCCGGTAAAGCCGAGCGACACGATGATCGAGACTTCGGGCGTAATGTGGTCCGGCCAGTTGCAGGCGAAGATCTATCGCGGCCTGGTGGCTAAAGCAGTCGAGATCTCGGGGATGCCCTTCGAGGCTTACGAGAAGCTCCCTGAAGAGGCGAAGCAGCGGCTCTTGAACCAGGCAAAGGGTCTGGTGGAATCCGAGATCGTGGACGAGGGCCACAATACAGTGACGGACGCGGGGGTCGCGTTCCTGGTGGATGATTGGGACAACAATGCCCAGGACATCACGACCATGAACTTTCACGCGATGGGTACGGGGGGATCTCCTCCGAGTACCCCGGCAGTGACGGCTACGACACTCGTGACGGAGGTTGAGTCTCGGGTGGCCGGTACGAAGTCACAGCCTGCGGCCAATCAGATCCGCACGGTAGCGACGATCACCGCCACGGCCCCGAGAACGGTAAACGAGTGGGGCTTGCTCTCTGCATCATCGGGCGGGACGCTGTGGAGTACGAGATGGTTCACGGCAATCGTGCTGGCGACGAACGACGCGATTGAATTTACATACACCTTTACGCTTACGTCCTTTACTGCATAATGGCTATTGTTATCACAGCAGGAGCATGGGCTTCAGGATCGACCTCGGTGACACCGGCTCTACCGGCTACTCCCCAGGCTGGCGATGTCCATATCCTGTTTGTAGGCAGCAAGCCATTCAGCGATACGATTGGCACTCCGAACGGCTGGACCCCGATCACCGGGACGGATGGTACGAACGGATCGGTAGCGAACGGGACAGATGTAGGATCGGTTAACCGGGCAGCATTCTACAGAGTATGGCAGTCAGGGGACGCGAACCCGACTGTCTCCATCACGAGCGGCAACGTCACCCTGGCGGTGATCCATCGCCTGCGGCCCACGTCTGGCTCCGTGATCGACACCCCGGTAGGGGTAGCAGGGAACGACACATCGAGCGGGACAGGGTACTCCGCTACGATGGCATCTAATCCAGGGATCACGGCGGCTGATGTTCTGGTCGCCGGTACAGTGATCGCCGGGAACAACTCAACGTTTGGATCTCCAACGATGTCGGCCACCGGGCTGACAATCGGCACGGTCACGGAGAACCCGGCTACCGAAGGTACGACGGGAACCGGCCTCGACTTGGAAGCATCATCGAGCACGGCGACGGTCACGTCAGGCACAGCTTCGGCTGCGGCAGTGATCGGATGGACTCTTTCGGTAGCACAGACCGGCAGCACGATCCTGGTCAGAATTAGAGAACACGTTCCGGCTCCGCAGACGTTTCCAATTTCATTCTCCGAAACGGGGCAGCGGAGTGAAACGCTTACGACGAAGGCTACTCACCATTTAGCATTCGCTGATACGTGGCAGAGGAGCGAAAGCCTCTCGAATAGGCTGGTCATGAAGCTGTCGTTCAGCGAGATCTGGCAGCCTTCAGAGTCGTTGGGTACAGCCACCAGGATCTTCAGGGTGCTACAGGACGCTTGGCAGGCGACGGAATCACTGGTAGCTCAGTTCATAGACGGCAGCGCATCGCTGCTCGCGGCAGGAGCAGGGTTGCTCCGCAGAGTATTTGGAAAACAGGAGTAGGGACATGCCATTCAAAGAATATTATGAGAAGCACAAGGGCGATCTGATGAAGCGCCAGCCGGAAGAGAGAAAGAAAGAGCACATCAAGAACCCTCGATGGGCTGGTGTGATGAACCCAGGAGTGAAGAAACTCGTGCCGCAGGCTGCCGGGCAAAAGGCTGCTGTAGGGCGGCTCGGTGGGGGCTTGATAAAGCCTATCGTGGCATCAGGTGGTGGCGCGATGAAAGAGAAACCCCTGGCTCCTCCTAGAGCAATATCGGGCGGCGGCAGCAAGATGCTCGGTGGACTGTTGGGGAGGATGCGAGGAAGAAGGGGCAGATAATGGATCTGATGAAGAGACAACCCGGCGACATGGATTGTTCTGACTGTCCAATGCACATCCACAATCCTCGGAAACCTGGTGCGAAGAACCCTGAGAAGGACGAGGAAAAGAAGAAGATGGAGAAGGTCATGCAGGAGTTCAAGGAAGGCAAGCTGATGTCATCGAACGGTCGCACGGTGACGAGTCGCAAGCAGGCCGTCGCCATAGGACTCTCTCAATCACGAAAGACCAAGAAGAAGATCATCCACGGCGAGGAAAGTGATTAATGACGAGCATCAAAGAGATCGAGTCGGGGCTTCCTGGGACGCAGGGGCCTGCGGACGCACAGAAAGAACCCGCACTGACAGCAGCAGAGAAAGCCCTGCTCGATGTCCTTAAAGATCCGAACACCTGGCCTTTGAGCGTTGCGAAGATCTCTACGTTGGCCGGGATCTCCCGACAGACGTATTACAATGCGTTTGCGAGTGACGACTTCAAGAAGGCTTACGACAACGTGATCGAGCGGATCATGAAGCAGCACGAACTCCCGGTCATCATGAATGTCTTGCAGAAAGGCGAAGATCCAGACCAGAAGAGTCATCATTGGGCGCAGATGTCGCTGAAGATGATGGGGCGGCTGGAAGAGAAGGGCAATCGGCCTACACAGATCAACGTCGTATTCAACGTGAGGCGGCCCAAGGTTGAGATCAAGGCCGACGAGAAGGTCATCGACATGAAGGTTGAGGACGAGGAATGAGATTAGAGCATTACGAGCGAATGTTCACCACCATCGGATCTGGACAGGGCTTCATCGTCGCTGACGATCTGCCGATGCCGGACTTCGAGCGTGTATACATCGCTATCGAGACTACAGCGATTGCCGGAGCGCCGACCAACTTTCATTATGACGCGAGGCCGAAGCACGGATCGAATGTCTTGGACTCTCAAGCAGACACGATACGCTCGGCAGATCAGACTGCGGCTGGAACATTTGCTTTAGATCGGCTGCGGACCAATGCCGAGGTAAAAGACATGAGTTGGGAGGTCGTATGGCCTACCATGAGGATCACTGTCGAGTTTTCCGGCGGGACCAATCCGACTGTGACAGGCATCGTTCACATTATGGGACGAATAAGATAAGGGGGAGAGTGACATGGCAGTAAGAGACTTTGCAAGAGTAGTATTGGAAAAAGGACCGAATGAGGCGGCAGACAGGGGTGCATTCATGGATGTACTCAGCGTAGACGTGGGAACGGTTGCGTCTGTGACAGCCAATAGCACCATCGAGGCTGACTTCACGGTCGCCGGACTGGATACAGGTGACACTGTTATAGGAGTAGAGAAGCCGACGCATCAGGCCGGTCTTGGTATTGTCGGTGCGAGGGTCAAGGCGGCAAACACGCTTTCGATCACCTTTATGAACACCACCGCCGCTGGCATTGTGCCGACCGACGAGAACTATAAAGTAACCGTTCTGAGACTGAACAAGTAATCCATGAATCTCGAAATCCCCTATATCCCTCTGCCAGCAGCAGAGAAGGCGCATGAGTCCAGCGCGACAGCCAAGTTGGGAGTTGGAGGCAAAGGCTCCGGCAAGACCAACTGGCTGCTCCACGAGGCGTTCATGCTGTCTATGGAGTACCCTGGTAATCAGGGAGTCCTGGGCAGAGAGACGTATGGAGAAACCGAGGAGATCTTGATAGATCCGATGCTCAATGAAATCGTACCAGATGTGCTCATTGAGGACTATCGGAAGAAAGAGAAGATCCTGATCTTCACCAACAAGTCGAGGATTTACTTCCGCTCGCTGGATGAAGCCAGAAAGATGAAAGGCAAGAACCTCGGCTTCTTTGGAATCGACGAACTAGATGCGGTTGGTGAGGATGTGTGGTTGCAGCTTATAGGCCAGCTTCGGAGGCCCGGAGTATGGCGCGTGGCACTGGCGACAACGAACCCGACGACTATTGATCATTGGATCTACGAACGGTTTGTCCGAGAGCAGCTTCCTGGGTATGAAGTCTTCCGGTTTCCCACCAGGGAAAATATCCATCTGCCAAAATCGTTCGTAGACAATCTCTACATTACCATGCCTGAGTCGTGGGTGAAGAGATACCTCGAAGGACTTTGGGGGTCTATCAGCCTGGGCGACCGCGTGTATGCGGACTTCTCGGAGAAGATCCATCAGTACGATAACTTGGTTTACAATTCTTCCATCCCGATACTCCGGTCCTGGGACTTCGGATTGAACGGGAGTGCAGTGGTCTATGCACAAAGACGCGGAGCGATCAGCCTGGACGTTCTTGGGGAATCTTTCAGACGTAATCTGCCTTCACGACAGTTTGCTCAGTACGTGGCTCGCTATAGCGAGGCCAACTTCCCCGGAGCAGTCTTCGAGGACATGGGCGACATCGCCGGATGGCACAAGGATGCGACCAGCGGGACCAGCCCCATTGAAGAAACCAAAGACGAGCTAAAGTTGTCCTCGTTCAGAACAAATCCAGTTCCTCTCAAGGATTCTTTAGATCTCGTAAGGATCAAGCTGGCGCAGATCTCTGAAGGCCAGGCAGGTATCAGGGTGTCTCCGAAGGCAAGGGTCTTGATCGAAGGCTTTAACGGCGGCTATGTATTGAAACATAACAAGGACGGAACGCTCGTCCAGGATGTGCCTGCGTCTGATGCGACGTTCGAGCATCCCCAGGACGCATTCAGGTATTTGATTTGGGACCAGTTCAGGATGGCACGGATAAAGAACAAGAAGCCATTCAAGATGCCGGACACGACTCCGATCTGGCCGGACACTTCCTGGTAAGTGAGTGGGAATGACTGACTATAGCAAAGAGATAGAATCACGTAAGGATGAACTGATCGCCTTTCTGAAGGACGAGTACGAAAGGATGGATAAGGACTTCCAGGCTCGCGTCAAGAGCTTTGAGTCGAGGTACAAGCAGTTCCGTGGGATCTTGCCGGAAGAGCAAAAAAGTATTTACAAGTCCCATCTGTTCATCAACAAGACAAAGACCGCTATCGTTGGAGGCTGGTCGAATCTCGTGGATCTTCTGTTCCCGAGCACTGACTTCTTTTCGACGGCAGGGCGCACACAGCTTGACCAGGAGGGTGCAGCGATCACCAAGAAGATGATGACGTGGCTGACGGACCTGGGAAAGTTCGAGCTAGAGTCCATCAAGTACATCTTGCAGGCGGCGATCTATGGAACGACCTTTGGCAAGATTGTTCGAGAGGAGAAGGTCTTCGTCAGCGTAGACAAGCTGCCGATGCTCAATTGGGTTCGCAAGATCACAGGTTTCAAGTCAGGGATCATCAAGAAAGTAGTGACATACCCGGCTCTCAGAACCGTGAGTATCTTCGACGTTCGTATAGATCCGCTGGCCACCACCATCGAGGAGGCAAGTGGGCTGTTCCATCAGTTTGAACGCTCGCTGTCCCATGTGAAAGAGAAGATGGAAGATGGGACCTACGACAAATCCAAGATGGATGAAGTCGAGAAGCTGATCGACAAGAAGACGAACGACGAGGACAAGCGGCGGAAGGCCGTGGGCCTTCCTGCTGTGGACAAGGCTCCTGAGACGCTTCAGTTGTACGAGTATTGGGGCCGAATTCCAGTCGAGGCCGCCGAGCTATACAAGATCAAGGTTGATCCCAACGAGAGCGAGATCGAAGCTATTATAACTACCGTGGATAACTCAGTTGTGATCCGTGCAGAGCGCAACACGAATCCTGCCCAAGAGCGCATGTGGGTTGTAGATCGGTGGGAAGAGTCCGGCGAGCAAAGCATCTACGGTCGAGGAATCGCAGAGAACGTCCGTGGGAGCCAGATGGCCCTCAATGCAACGATCAATCTTCGGCTGGACAACAAGGCGTGGGCCATCGCAAAACCTATCGTCATAAACAATGAATTTCTTGTGGATGCGAACGACCTGGTAGCGAAGCCGAACTGGATCATTCGGGTAAATGGCAAGCCGGACGATATTCTCAAGTTTGAGGACATCCCCGACATGACGATGAACTCTCACGCAGAGGCCGACTTCTTCGCAAGGGTTATGCAGGACGAATCGGGGATCGGGCCGGAAGTTGAAGGTGGCCCGTATGGATCAAATCGAACGCTCGGCGGAATCAGCATCGCGGTGTCTTCCGCGTCGAGGCCGCTGCGGTTAATCGCTAAGGGCTTCGAGCACAATCTGATCGCCCGAGGCTTGAAGCTGATTCACATGAATTTCATCTCGGATCTTGACGAGGAGATTGTTGTTCGGGCTATCGACAATCCGAACGCAATAAGTTTCCTGACACTCGATCCGGTCAAAGTTGGTCTGGACATCGACTTCGTAGCAAAGGGTACGTTTGGCATGGTGTCCAGAGAGGCGATTGCGAGCAACATCACACAGTTCGCTCAGGCAGTCGCTCAGATAGCCCAGGTAGATCAAACAATCGTACAAAAGATTAATTGGGACTTCTTCCTGAAGAAATTCTATGAGTCCCTTTTCGGATCAAACGATTGGGATCAGGCGTGGGCTGCGGGAGGGAATGCACTTGGACAACCGCCGTCAATACCGGGAGTTACTCTCCCCGGAGCAGGAGGTAGCAATCCGGCTTCGGCACAGCCTGCCGGGGCTGCCGGTATGGGAGGACTTGAAGAAATTGCTGGCGCTCTTGCGCCACCGGCTCGATAAGCAGTGGCCGCAAGCAGGCAAGGACCAAAGGGAAAGGTTGGCAGGAAAAGCCGAACAACTTGACTTTATCATCAACCTTGAAACATATCTCGCTGTGATGGAGGATCAAGCCACCATCGCGGAGAACGAGGAGAAAGAGGGATTATAAAATGGCTGACTTAGAAGGAAAAGCGGGAACAACTTCCAACACCACCGGAAGCTCGGCTGGCGGCGAGAGCGCAGGCAAGGGCCTGGAAAGATTCGCCGGATCAGATGGAAAGGTGGATGCCTCCAAATTAGGGACATCCTATTTGGAGTTGGAGAAGGCTCACAGGGATCAAGGGGAGAAACTGTCGGCGCTGGACAAGTCTTACAAGACTTTGGCAGTGCGAATAGAGGCAGGGGTCGCCCCGAAAGCTCCTGTAGCGGCTCCGAAACCAGAAGAGGAATTTTCTCGACTGGCAACTGATACGCGAGGTTACGTCGAAGGAGTAGCAGGCGAAACCGTAAGCGGTGCAACTTCAGGGATCAAACTGGCAATCCTCGAATTGGCGCACCCGGAGTTAAAAGACCCGGAGTTCATCAAGGGGATGCAGGAGTTTACCAAGACTCTTCCTCCCGCAATTCAGGCAAGCGTTGAGGACTATGGCACGGCAGACTGGATCGTGCGTAGTTACAAGGCCGGACTGAACGGGGGTGGAGAGGCCGAGGGAGGAGCGGGAGAACCGGCTGTGAAGCCGAACTTCTCTGAGCGCCCTGGCGCTGGCAAACGGCCTGCTGCCACTGGCAAGATCTGGACGCGAGGAGAGATCCGAACCGTCATGAAGAACAAAACCGAGTACGCTAAAGTCGCTGACGATATCGCCAGAGCGTATGAGGAAGGCCGGGTCAGAGTCTAATTCTTTCCTGGAAACATCCTATAAAATGAAAGGGGTGAAACGGTAATGGCATCATTCACTGGCACAACTCATGCAACGTGGATTCCTGAGCAGTGGGCTGACGAATTCCGCGTCGGAGTTGAGGCGAATCTTGTCATGGCGAAGCTCATTAAGATGGTCGAGCACGATAAGAAGGTCAAAGGCGATATTGTTCATATCCCCGATGTATCCAACTATACGGCAGTAGACCTCGTAATGGACGACAATGACAAGGCAGGCGTGGCGGTAGCAGAATCAGAGTTTACGATCACTCTGGATAAATCCAAGGCGATCATCCTCTACTTCCCCTACCATCTCGCCGATCAACTGTCGAAGTATGCCTTCCGCGCTCCGTATACGGCTAAGATCCAGTACGGACTTGCGAAAGTCATAGACGACGATATCTTCGCTCTCTTCTCCGGTCTGTCGCAGGCTGTGGGTACGACTGCTGATGGCCTTGCCGGGAACATCTCCGATCCTCTGATTCTCGCCGCAATCGAGAAATTAGACGAGGCGGAAGTTCCCGACGATGGAGAACGGTCACTCGTTCTCCGGTCACGTCAGAAGTCGAAGGCCCTGGCAATCGACAAGTATGTGAGAGCAGACGCGATTGGTGAAAAGAACGAGAGGATTACTCAGGCTCGGTTCGTTGACCTTTATGGAATGCCGACGTATTTTACGTCGCAGACTCCCGTAAAGTTAGCAGCGACCGCTCCTGCAACTCCGACCGACAGCCATGCGGGACTCATGTTCCATCGTGAGGCTTTGGCACTTGCAAAGCCTATGGATGTAAACATCCAATACGAGAAGATACCTGAGAAGTTCGCGTATCTGTTAAGCGGAGACATCCTCTACGGAGTCGCCGAGTATCGTGATCCGTTCGCGGTAGTGGTATTCACAAAGAATGCAGGCTAATCCTGCTGAGGCTGGCGGACAGCCTTTATCCGAAGGGAGCGGGGTTATACGACTCCGCCCCATCCGAGAATTTTTAGAGAGGGGTTCATGCTGACACTGGATCTACAGATGCTCAGAAAGGACGTAGCGAACATCTTGCAGCGTTCTGATCTGAACAGCCAGATCGACCGCTGGCTCAACTACGTTCAGCGGGATATCGCAAAGAAGCTGAAGCTAGGGGCGCTGAGGACCGGGGTTGAAACGAGTCTTGCTCCTATGCCGTCTCCTCCTGTTTCTGATCCGCTTCCGTTCTTCTACTATGATCTGCCGACCGACTACAGTATCGGGGACCGGATCTATTTCAGGAACACGACCGATGCAAATCATGTGTACGGCTGGAATCTAGTTCCTCTTCCGAGGGAGTTCTACGCTGGTGACACCGTGGACATCGAGAAGCTGATGAACGTCAGCGATCCGAGCATGAGCGAGCCGAAACACTTTTGGGTCGAGGCGACCCGCCTGGGGATCTACCCGGCTCTATCAGGCGGCCTGACCGGGAAACTTCAGTTCTGGTACTACAGGCTGCCGACCGACATGGTAAACGACACAGACGTGCCGAGCATCCCGAATGAGTTCAGGCAGAACATGATCATGCCAGCCGTATATTGGGGAAAAGCGATGATCGCTCAGGCTGGCGGCGAGATCTCAGTAGTGGCATACTGGAAGAAAGAGTATCACGAGGCGCTGAAGGATCTGAAGGTCTTCCAGCGGCAGAAGGAAACTCCGCGAGAGGGCATTGTTCTCCCACGGACAGGGATGGAAGGCGCGGACGGGATCTAAACCATGAGCAAGGGGAATACATTTGAAAACGATCTGTTGAAGTTGATCTTCAATGCGACGGCAATTGCAAACATTGCGGACAATGCGGCTTCTGCGCCGCTAACGCAGTTGTTTATATCGCTGCATACGGCTGATCCGGGTGAAGCCGGGGACCAGACGACAAGTGAGATCTCGTACACAGGGTATGCTCGCATTGCAGTGAACAGAAACTCTGGCGGCTTCACGATCACTGATAATAGCGTAAGCCCGGTAGCGAATATCGACTTTGGAGAGATGACTGGTGGTGCTGGCGGAACCGTTACGCACGTTGCATTTGGAACGCTAACGTCTGGCACAGGAAAGATCTTATATCGAGGAGCGTTGACACCGAACATCATTGTTGTCCTCGGTGTTATCCCGCGTATCAAATCGACTTCTACGATCACTGAGGAGTAATTTAAAGACATGCCGGTTAGTGTAGGGCCAAGATATTGTGGAACAGGGGCGGATCTGGTGTCCGGTTGTGCAGGATCGGGTTCGTGGATTTCGCCTCAAGATATTCAGGGAGATGACACTGTAACTTTTTCGTCTGTTCAGCTAAGTGCCGTTCCCAACCTGACCTGCCTCTTGCTGGCAACAAATTTTGGATTTAGCCTGCCCGACGAAGCGGTTATACAGGGTGTCATAGTAGAGATAGAAAGAATTGCAACGGTTACAGGAGCTACTGATACCGGGGCCGGGGTACAGCTTTTGAAAGTAGGAGTAGGATCAGGAGATGTTAAGAGCGTAGGAGCATGGAGTACGGTTAAAGGGATTGTTACCTATGGTTCGTCCAGTGATTCGTGGAACGTAGCTCTTACTGGTGCGGACATAAATAATACTGGTTTTGGAGTTTCAATCCGCGCAAGAAGGACGACTGGAACTCCGCAAGTACAAGTATTTCGTGTAAGGGTAACTATCCATTATCTTAATGTCATTGGAGGAGAAGGCATCAGCACTGGTGCAGCAGTAGTCTCAGCAGTTGGACAGGGCGTTGAAGTAGTCGAAGGCGAGGCCAATAGCATTGGTATAGCGAGTATTTCAGGAGTAGCAGGCAGCATTGGAACGGCTCTCAGTGTTTCAGCAGGTGTTGCTGCGGTCCAAGGCATCTCGGCAACACCGTGGAAGTCTTTAGAAGAGAGCATGGGAACTACGTGGACTCCTCTGAGCACAGCGAGTTTTGGAACAGCCTGGACTCTTCTGAATCCAAGTCTCGGTACAGTCTGGACTCCAATTATCGAGTAAGGAAATGATTAGACGAATAGAGAGCATACCAGCGTTTCTCGGACTGAGAACAGATGTCCACGAGCAGCAGCAGCCTCTTGGGTCCGCAAAGCGCGTGGAGAACATGGCTCAGTACGATATCGGAACTCTGCGGCGCATACCAGGAATTGCAGTCAAGACCAATTCGCCTGGCTTTACCAGGGATGCGAGTAACTCCGTGCCTCTTATGTTCGAGGCAGAGATCAGTGGAGACAAAAATATCATTGCCTTGTTCGTCGCTGGCGACGGGACTTCAGCAGAACTGTTTAATCTTACGACGAACAGCGTGATGACGGGGCCAGCGATTACCGGGCAGTCAGGGCATCTTTGGACAGTTGTAGTATACAACAATAAGTATATGTTCACTGGTGCTACCTTTGGTCCAATATATCAGGTTGACTCGGCTTCAGCCTACTCCGCTGTCACAGGAACTCCTTCGCCGCCTGACGGCGGGATACTAGCTTCATTTCAGAACAGGCTTTATGTTGCTGACATAAGAAACAGCCTTGTTCTTTATAGCGACGCACTTACAACTAATTTCACAGCGACGAATCTGATAAATCTGAAAGAACTGCCGGGTGGCATACAGGCGATGGCAATCAATGCGCCGTCAACCGATACCTTGGGGATCTATACGCAGCTTGTGATCGTGAAAGACCAGGCCATCGTCGTATGGGACGAAACGAGCAAAGACATCGTGACTCAGGCGATAGGCTCCAAATTTCAGCACACGTTTATAAATACGCCTGCTGGTCTTCTGTTCCTCGGAACAAAATCAGGCAACCAGGCATCAGTATTTTTACTGCCTTTGGGATCTCACGGAGAGCCTATAGATGTAGGAGTACCATTAAGAAGAATTTTGAATAGCTCGTCAGGGAAGTCTCTCCTGACGCTTAGTGCCGGTCCTTTTTTCATTCCGACCGCTCACGCTGTCTTAGATGGCAGATTCTACAAACTGTGGTTTACCAGACAAGTAGACTCTGGCAACATTAATGAAGTTTGGCTTGACGTAGATGCACTTGCAGCCGAACAGATACCAGTCTGGTATGGAGTTCACAGCCGAATAGCGACAACGGGGGCTCAGTTTTCTTTAGTAGCATCTGGCACTTCTGGCGGTCCAGAATTGCATATAGCAAAAAAGGGCGGTCCGAGCACCAATAAGATCTTTGTGGAAAGAGACCTGTCAAGCGGATCATTTGTAAACGACGCAGGAACTATCATCGAAGCCGAGATCGAAATGTCCCTGAATGTGCCGCCAGAAGACGATCAGAGAGTCATGGAACTAATAGAACTTCGTATCTCAGACGACACGGCTGTTGTCAACAATACAATATCTACAACTCCTCTCAGCGACGGAACGGCTCTGGCCAGCAGCGTAGTGAACCTTGTGGAAGAGGCCAGCCCAAGTTTTATCGACCGGGCGATCATCCCGTTGAGAGCGCCGGGAGACACAGGAATGACCACGTATGCTCCTGGGGTGATCATCACGCATTCTCTGGACAAAAGATTCGACATCATTGGGATGCAGGTTCAATATCTGCATCATGAAGAACTAAAGATCAAAAAGGTTGAATAAGTCATGAAAGTACACATTGATTTCAAAGTAAGACCGGCTACGCTTGCCGATGCGCCCTATGTCGCTGCATCCATTGCTGACCATCTCAAAGAAAGAGAAGGGGTGGAAATCAGCGAGATGCGCCGGGACAAGATCCTTGCCTCAGTCTTGCGATGGCTCCTGGAAGGGTCCAGTATGATCCATGTTGCGGTTCTTGAGAAGTACGGAAAGGAACGGATCATTGGAGTTATAGCATTCGATCTGGTGGATGACCCATACTCGGATGATCTTGGTGTCCTCGTTCGGAACGTCTACGTTGCAAGACACTATCGGAACGGAGAAGTCGAACGGAGGCTTGGAGCTTCTGTGCTGGCTGCGTCCGAGGCTCTTGGAGCCTCTGACATAAGTGTGATGGAACCTATGAGAGCGGGTGAATTGTAATGTCATTTGGTAAATCCATAAAAGGGGCCTTAAAAGGCTTTGCGGCAGGACCAGCAGGAGCGGTCACAGGTGGACTCTTCGGAAGTGGTGCTCTAAGAGGAGCGCTCAATCCTAAAGATAACGTGTACGAACCTCGGTATCCGGTCCCTGAACTATTTAAAAAGATACCCGGCCTTGAAAACCTTCAAGAAGGGGACATCAACAGCCTTACAGGCAGGCTGATGCCCACGATGAAAGAACTCATGGGCAGAGCAAGGGGCCTTGGAGAGGAAGAGCGAGGGATCAGAGCAGGGATGCTCCCTAGATTGCAAGCTGGTCTTAACCTGCCAGGTGTCCCCCAGGAAGATGAACTGTGGGAAATGCAGCGCAGGCGGCTCCTTGAGACACTTCGATCAGGAATGGCTGCTCGCGGTTTGGCAACTTCTGGACCTGGTATAGCCATCGAAGGTCAGCAGGTTGGTGAGTTGGCAAACGTCTTCGGAACAAGAGCTTTCGAGAGAGGGCTGTCCAGACGTGAAGCTGAGAGAAATGCACTTTCTGATCTTGAGCAGTTTGGAACCCGAGGCACGGAAATTGGCACAACCGAACTGGATCAGATGAAGTCGATCCAGGAAGGAATAGCCAAGCTGGAAACCCTTCCAATAGAATTGCGACAGCAGCTTATTCAGATCTTGCTTAGTCAGCAAGGGATGACCCCGGCTGTATCTTCGGCGGGATCTCCATTAACTCAGGTCGGTGGATTTATCGGCAATGTAGGCCAGGGGGCCGGAGGAATCAAAGCTCTGTTCGGCTGTTGGGTAGCCAGAGAGATCTACGGAGTGGACAACCCAACCTGGCTGATCTTCAGATATTGGATGATGAATGAGTCCCCCACCTGGTTCAAGAATCTCTACCTGAAGTATGGGGAACGGTTTGCAAAGCTCATCCACGACAAGCCTGTTATAAAGTTTGTCATCAAGCAGTGGATGGACATGAAAGTGATGGAGGTACTCAATGGCAGGAGCCTTGCGAGATAAGCTACTTGGAGTCCCCGACGAAGGGACAACTCCTCCGGCTGGTGATCAAAAGGGAGTTGCTCTCATGGCCCTCCTGGGCCAGATCCTCGGTGGAGGTTCGCCGCAGATGGCCCAGGCTTCTCAGCCATCCGGGACGGCCCCGGAGGGATTGACCAGGTGGAAAGGTGATGTCCCGGTTGAGAACTGGAACGTCATGGGCGGTCCTATGTCCCGATCTACTCCCACTTCCCAGGAACTATATCCAGGGGCAGATCAGGATGAAATTGATGCCGATAGAGCCGAGTTTAGACAGAGCGCCGGTGAAAGGATCGGAGGAACTCCGGTCGAGGAGCGGGACTGCGACACAGACACGGACTGCGAGATGAAATATGGCAGCCCTGAAGATCTGAAGATCTCCGACGAATTCGATGTGAAGCAGGAAGAGCGCATCAGGATGGAGCAGTTGGAAGAGGAACTCTCGGACAATGCTAGAAAGACGATGGACAAGACCATCATACCTGAAGAGCGCAAAGAATACCTCAGAAACCTGCGGAGAACTCTTCTTGAAGAATGGAAAAAGAACCGGAAGATGGGAGAGTCTTTCGACGAATGGGAAGACAGATCTCTGCAAGAAGCGGAAGAGTTTGAAGAGAAGCAGCAGCTACAAGAGGAAGAAGAAGAAGTAGGGTGGCCCCCTCATTCCAAGAAGGGATCTCCTCGCAATATGTATTCTGACTCGATGCTCGGGATGCTGTCCTCGATCTTCAGAGGAAAAGGTGAATAAGAATGACTTCCTTAGATAATCTGTTCGGGGCGAGTCCGATGGATCTTGAACAGTTGAGAAAGCTGCTGGCTGACCCGGCATTAGGCGGAGAAGGAATGCCCGGCGTTCCCTCGACCAAAGGACCGAGGACGCAACTTGCCAGCCTCATGACTGGTGCTCCGAATGAGGGGACTGCATCACTTCCGTCTATGCCTGCATTGCCGATGGAACAACCTATGCCAGAGCCTATAGTGGCTCCTGAGCCTGACATGACTTCCACCTTGCTCGGTTCTCCTGGCGAAGAAGAGATGCTGGCGCAGTTGCAGACGGGTCCAACAGGAACCAAGAGAGGGCCGGGAAGACCGCCAGGAGCGAAGAATAAACCCAAGGTACTCAAGAACGCAGGCGAACTGAACGCAGAGATGGCCGCTGGTGAAGACAGGAAGAAGCGGGAGAGAGATCTGCCGCTCGATGTCTACCAGAGGGGCTTCCTTGCTATGAAAGCTGCGGCTGCGGGAGAAGATTTTACCAAGACCTCTGTTCAGATCAAGTGGGCCGCACGTCTCGACAAAGATCCGGCACTGAGACAGAATTTCGATGATTGGATCGCCAACACTCGACCCATTCCTACGCAGCAGGCTGTTGAAGATCCGCAGACGGGAGAGGTCTCCTACAAGTGGATCAACCTCCGGCCTGGGGCGACAAAAAGGAAAGACGTGCCTACAGGAACAAAGAAGCCGAGGGAACTTGTTCCTTCCAATGTTGTCCTGGATTGGTCACAGGCATTGGGTGCTATCGACAACCTCAATGTCATGCGGGATCTCGCGGACAAAGTGCCAAGTGGCATCCGTGGCTGGCTCACGCAGAAGGCCCTTGAGACTCCGAAGCTGAGATCTGCGGTTGCCTCATTCGAGGAATTCACGAAGACGACCGGGAAGATGATTCCGAAAGAAGCCTACGACTACTATGCGGCCTGGGCGCAGTTCCGCATCGCGGCGCAGTCGATCATCAAAGGTATTCCTTCCAACTACGATGTCGTGTCTCTGTTAAACACGATTGGATCTCTCGACATGGGAAAAGAACAGCGAGATGCGCTTCTTGTCTATGCACAAAAGCTGACCCTGAAGCTGGTGGAGCACCAGGTTGCCTTGCAGCACATCGCAGGGCGCAGAGTGTCACCTGACATGGTAAACTATCTGAAAGAGAACGGCGTAGATCCTGACAGTGCAAAGTTGAATGCTTATCGAGAACTGCCTAGTTGTCCTACTTGCGTCTCTGACGCGAGAGAGGGCAAAGCATCGAAGACGGGATTTTCAGTTGATCCAAAATCGTTCTCAACTGGCACAGCCGGTAAGGGACCGGCCAGCAAGAAGTCACCAGCCCAAGAGGCCGACGAGTTTCTGAAGGGCCTGGGAGGGTTTTAAGTGAAGATCGACGATATCATCAGGAGCCACCCTGAATTTCAACAGCTTTCCAATGAAGCCAAGGCTCTTGTCCTGGGAAGGATAAAGTCAAAGTTTTCAACACTTTCCCCCCAGGCCCAGGAAATTGCTGTCCAAAGGCTGTCCTCCTCGATAGGCTCGGAGATAGGTCCTCCGTCTCCTACGCGCCTCCCTGGGGCCGAAATAGGCCCTGCCCCTGCCGGGAACCGGGTACTCTTGGATCTGGCCCTTTCCGGCGACGTGAAGGGCCTTGTTGACAGCCCGGCATGGCCAGAAATGGGCCGGGAGGAGAAGGATCGGCTGATCAGAGCGGCCAGCAACCGGCTCCGGGAGAAGCGCCTGGAAGACACCACAACCGGGACCAAGATCCTCGGAGGAGCAGCCACGAGCATGATGCTTCCGGCTGGAAAGATAGCCAAGGCAGCAGGCAGAGGGGCAAAAGAAGCCCTGGTGACAGCCGACGAGATCTTGAGATTTGTTGGGGGCAGCCCAATCGCAGCGATAAGTAAAAAGTTCGGATTGGACCAGGCAGCGCCGACAGTCATGAAGATGATGGAGAACCCAAACGTACAAAGGGCTGTAGGAATCTATACACTGTCGAAGGTACTGTTTGGAGGAAAGAGGGTCAAGAACGTAACCGGCAGGCTCAATGAACCTACGTCAGAAGGACTGAGAACGGAGATTAACGAGTAATGTATATCAAAGAGAAAAATCCCGGCAGCATGTGGACCGTTTGCACGAACTGCGGATCACCGATCAAGATGAAGAACGGCGGATCATGCAAGTGCGGCAATGTAAAGATCTCCAAGCCGGACAAGAATGAAGTCCAGATCATCGAAGTCGAGGACCAAGACAAAGTAGTTTATGACAACGACTAGGATCATAGTATTTCTTTTGATCCTCTCCGTGGGATTGCCTGGCGGAGCGGGACCGCCGAAATATAAGTA